TCCAAATTGAATACCCTTTCAATGCAAGCACCAAAGTATTAATTGCACCTTGTTGAGTTACATCAGTAATTACTGCCGCTGTGATGAATGCTTGTGCATCAGGGTCATAGGCTGCCGCCTTTGGCATTATAGATATCAATGGATAGTAACTCATTTTATGCTTGTGTTGTTACTCCGATTACGTCCCACTTCGTATCAGTTGCGTTATAAATTAAACCTAAATAAGTTGTTTTGCTTAAAACCGTTGTAGTAGGTAAGGTAACCCCTATTGCTCGGTAGTCAGTACCGTATGTGATAGCTCTTGCAGTTCCATTATCTTTTATTCTAATCATTAAAGGTTGCCCCTCATCCCAAGTACCTGTTGGATTAGCAAGTGCTAAGGCTGCTGCCTGTGCTGTGATAGTCACTAAATCATTCGTGTTTACGGGTGTAACTGTTGCCGCACTTGCAGTCGTTTGAACTCTCGGTGTATATGAAGCCTTATTATTAAAAGTTGTCCAGTCCGCTGATGTTAAAAACCCCTTAACAGAACCACTTGCCGCTTGTCCATTGGTGTAATCTATAGATATGTTTCCTGAAGTAGCATTGAAATCAGCAGCAGTAAACGAAGCCGCTCCTTTAGTAGCTCCATCAGCAGCAGCATTATCAATACTTATTACGGGTGTATCTCCACCACTTGAATTTATCGGTGTCGTTCCTGTTACACCAGTAACAGCACCTACCGAATCAATTATTTCAAGACCTGTGACAGACTTTGTAACGTATAAACCTCCTCCAGCGTCTTCTGCTATTGGAACTAAATCAGCGTTATCTAAATTAGCAGCCTTTGCCGTTAGTTGACTTATCTTTATCTTTGCCATCGAGCTTTTTTAAGTAAACGAGTAACTTGTTAATATTTTCCTTTTTTGGTTTATATATTTTCATAACACCCAGCCACCATAGTTATTAATATCACTTGGATAAATGTCCCCATTTGAGTTTAAATTATACTCAGGGAATATATCTTGATTGTAAATAATATAATTTATAAAACGGTCAGTATATTCTTTTGCAATATCCGAGTATTTGTTTGTCAAAAAGTCAACTTCTAATTTGTCAACGTTTTCCGAGTTTTCAGAACTATGTTTGTAAATTCCTTTGTTCGCTATTGTATAAGCTGCATTCGGTAAATACTCAACCATAGCCCAATAAATAAGCATAGGTTTAACATAAACTTCTAAAAGGTCTTTATAGTCGCTAAAACCAGGATCATCAATGTCACCATTTAGAATTAAGTCTTTAATTTTTTGAAGTAACTGAGTTCCTAAATAGTTTTCAATATGAATGTCTTGAGCTATTTTAATAAATTGTATAAATTTATCAGTGTCCGTGTTTCCGTTTAATACCGTTAAACGAACTAAATCATCTCGTGTTATAAGTAATGCTTCTGCCATTATTGAAAGCGTTTATTTGTTGGTAAAAAGCCATTGTAATCCATATCTTTTGGAAGCGTGCTAACTCTTGAATCATTCTTAACTACGTATCCTAATTTTTCAGCTTTTCTAACCGCTACTTGTTTAGCTTTTGGAGATTTAACATCTATACCAACCCCAGTGAAATTGGCATATACTCGTTTATTCCACCTGTGGTGACAATCTCCACCGCCTTTATAAAGCCAAATTGAATAAGTGTCAGCTCCTTTTGGTCCCCAACCCTCATTAACAGCTTGTGTACTCATTCGAATTATATCTTCTTTTCGATATATTTTTTTAGCTGAATTCATTTTAACACAAAACTCCCTACTCTTTGCAGTAGTTTCACCTGCGTAAACATACCGAGTAATAAATTTTATACCATCTATATTGTCGTCTTGCTCACTTTTTGAGTTAGGAAAAGCAGAACCCGTACTTACAAAGTTATAAACCTTGCTTAATAAGGACGGTTTAAGCTCTTTAGAAAGCATTTCATTCTCCGAGTCGTCTAAATCATAGTCAACAGCACTTTCGTCTATTAAAAGCCAATTATCGTCTTCGTCTTCGCCTAAATCAATTAACGCTTGTGCAATTACGGAATCTTTACTTAACATAGTTCCCGTTTCTTCTGCTACTTGCTCCGAATTTTGAGCGTTTTCAACATCAGTAAATTCTAAAGGTTGTAAAGTTCTAAACGCTAATTTCAAAGATATTCCGTTGAAAGCTAAAATCCTATCCAATCCCTCAATTAAAATATCCTGAAAAGGTCTAATAACCATATTATCAAATAATATAGTTGAGTTTTTTAGTTCGTCAGCGTTTGAGCTAAAACCATTTGCCGAAGCAATACCAAATAAAAGCGGACTTGTTACGTTATGTCCTAACATTATTTTACGTAAACATTCCTCGCTTAAATAAGTATAATGATCAGGAGCATCGTTTAAAGGAATATCCTCTACGCTTGTTCGTGTTTCTACATTATCATTGAAACTAACTATAACTTTTCTGCCTTGCGAACCCGTTAACTTACCTAAAACTTGACTTGTGATTTGGTCTTGTTGTTCAGGTGTTGGCACTCCATTATTGAAATTTACTATTTTTGTTCCTGAGAATGAATTTTGTACTTCGTTAATTAAGTAGTTTGCTACTTCCTCTTCCAACATTGCATAGCTTAAAGCACCTTGATAATCAACATAACTAAAATACTTCATTCCTACCGAATAAGGCTTAATGTAAAGTATCTCAACGTCTTTATCTGAAAAGCCAAAAGCAGGAATCCTTGTAGGTGGAAACTTTCTAATATCCTCCCAATTATCAGAATAATAATACGCTTCTATTTCTCCCTCTTTATTGCATTTTTCAGGAGCTAAAAGTTGTATCGGTAAATGATATGCTTTTACTATTTTTTTATGGTCTTTTGAATAATGAACTTGTATAGCGCACTGCCCCAAAGCCTTTAATTCAAAACATAACTTTCGTAAACAATCTTGATTGAATAAAGCCATCATTTGAGCGTACTCATTAGGCTTTCTATTAGCGTCAATAGCAAACAACCCACGACCATAAATTAAACGGCTTACGTTGTTAATTATAGCACCATTTGTAGTTGAGTTTTTGTACCTATCTATAAGAAAATTAAAATAAGAATTCGATTCTCCGTAAGTTACCCAGTCTTCTCTTTTAGCTTCAACAACCTGCGGAGCTTCGTATTGTGCTAAATTTAATATATGTAAGTTATTCATAAGTTATATATTGATTTGTTGAAGCATGGCTCACGTACCGTCCGTCATTTACTGAGAAATTAATTATCGTTTGGTCAGTGCAAAAAACCTTACCTCTATATATTAAAGCACCCTCGTTAAAAAGTTCTACATTGTAAAAACGATTTTCCACTAATTCACAAAGAACATTTAAAATTTGATAATAGCTTTTATCCTCTACGCTATCAATTGTTATTACTACTGGAACATTTGTACTGTCATCAGTAAATATCAATTCATCAAACGTTGTGGAACGTGGAACAATAACCAAAGGTTGAGGGTCTAAAGTTGTTGTTAGTACATTCATATTTAATAAACGTATCTTTTGCGTTTCTGTTCCTAAAATAAAAAACCCCACCGATTAAGGTAGGGTAATTTATATGCTTAGAGAAGAAAATTACTAAGTTGTAACTACGTTCGCTCCAGCTAAAACAGTAGCTAATAAATCAGTTTCAGAAGTACAATCTAAGAAATTTGCAGGTACGTTTTCCATACCCATAAAAGTTAAACTATATCCGTTAAAATCACCCATAGCCGTCCCTGAAGATACAGTTCCAGCAGTTACATCACAACCTCTTTGAAGACCAGCTATAAAGAAATCATTACCACGAGTTCTAACAATGATGTTAGGTCGTCCGTAAGCTAACAATTTAATTGTTTTGTGTGTTGCTATGTCTTGTTTTTTAAGTTGTACTGTTAAAGTTTGCTCAAAAAATGTAGTTCCGTTATCTCTTGAAGATTGGATAGCTTGTTCAAAAGCATTGGCACCTTTTAATTCGTATTTATAAACAGTAGGTACATTTGCTATTTCAGTAATAAGGTCTTCCTCTCCTACAGTAACTGAATAAGTAACGTCACCACCTAAATCGGAAGCGTCAGGGTTATAAGTACCGTAGTTAATAATATAAATGGCGTCTAATCCTGAGACTCCATCTTTACAGGCTTCCAGCCTTCCGTTTGCTATATCGCAGCTCATATCTTTTTATTTTTATAGTTAAAAAAAAAGGGTGGCGTATATTTCACCACCCTAAATTATTTGTTATTAATTAGATTCCGTAAGTTACTACGTCTTGAGCAAAACCGTATTTAGCGTCTGCAGTAAATCGCATAATTACACGAACATTTTGAGAACCATCAGTGTCAGCCATATCCAAAACTCGAACTTCATTCAAGTCATTCATCAATCCTGTAGCAAAATACAAGTTAGAAACTTGAGCAAGCAAAGCTGTGTTTGAAGCAAGACCAGGAGCTAAAAATACTTTTACTCCGTCAAAGAACAAGTCACCCAATACTTGGTTAGTTCCTTTGTTGTCATAACCGTTAGCACCTACTCCAGCAGCAGCAAAGCCACCCAAAGCACGAACGTAAGCTCTATAAATGTTTGAAGAAACATAAAGTGTTAAATCTTCTTTTCCGTAAAGAGCAGCAGGTAAAGCGTCAATCATTAAACCTAATTGAGCAACTACGTTTGTAGCGTCTACAGTTGTACCAGCAATTTTTTGTCCCGCAGGTAAAGCAGCGTCAACGTCCAATTGTCTCATAATTCCTGAAAACTCTCCAGCACTTGCGTTGTTACCGTCCCAAATAGTAAGTTCCATTTGTTGAGCAACTTTCTCAGCAGCGTGTGCAATTAAGAAATCAGCAAAAGATTTTGGAAGCACGTCGAATGCAGAATAACCCATTTGGATAGCATCCCAATCTGAACGAAAGTCAGTTTTACACAATTGTAGGTTAACTTGAAAAGACTCAGGTTGTAAAATACGCTCAGTCAATGTAACAGTTGACGTAGGGTCAAAATCGCACGTGCCATTTTTAATTATCCCATCTGTACTGACACGCTTAATTACCTGCTTATATTTGACATTAGGAACGATAGTGATACCGCCTTTTTCTAAAGTTGGACAGCTCAAAAGTGCTGCCGCAATGTACTTACCTGCGAACTCGCCAGCGTAAGTAGTTGTAATCGATGTTGTTGTTGCCATTTTTTATTTTAATTTATTTTTTTACTTGTTTAATTTACTTAATACTGAATCCATAATTGAACGAGGTTTTTTACTTCCTAATTTTATTAATTCAATTGGTTTCGTGTTTTCAGGATTAAAAGAAATTGGTTTAGGCTCCTCGCTTAATTCGACTTCTTTAACTTCCGTAGTTTTCAATGCGTTTAGTTCAGCTTTCAAAGTATCGTTCTCAGTTTTTAAGGCTTCGATTTCAGTAAAGAAAGTTTCTTTAACTACGCTTTCAATAGTTTTTTTAGGTGCTGTTTTTACTGTTTCCGCTTCTACTTCTACCTCAACTGTTGGCTCTTCTTCCATTACTGGCTCCTCTTCCATTTTTTCTTTAACTTCTTTTATAATACCCTCAACTTCGACTACTAAAATACGTCCGTCTTCCATTTCGTATTCACCCATAGGAACAGGTATTTTTTGTTCGTCTTCTGTAATTACAAAAACTTCCATTTCAGAATCGAATGATTCAGCTTCTAAAACTGTTACTCCGTCTGCTAATTTCATTTGTTCTAACTTTACTTCCATTCCTAAAAGCGTTCGAACTTTGTTTAAGATTTGATTTGTGTTCATTTGTTTTTTCTTTTAAACGATTAATAAGTTATGCTGTTACTTTTTTATGAGTTTTGACGAATGATAGTCCGCACTCCGTCCACTTCTGTACTCGTTACAGTTTGAGCTTCTGAACTGGCTGTTTTGCCTATTCCTTGCGCTCTTAAAGTTCCGTCGCAACATTTACTTGAATAAGTGTTGTCTTTACATAAACAACCTCTTTTGCCACCTTTCGGGCTTGGTATTTTATTTGCCATTTTATTTATTTTAAAAGTTCTTTTAATTGGTTAATAACATTATTACTTGCACTCATTTCGTATTTGTCAGCAAAATAACCCTCGATTGAAAAGCCTTTTACCTTACCTGATTTTACGTCTTTCCAAATATCCTCGTTGTTTACTTTCATAGAAATCATCCAAGTTCCTTTTGGTAAGTTAAAACCATACTCTTTAGATTTATCCATTTCAGGGTTATCAATTACCCAGCTTTCAACAACCGACATACCTTGTAGCTTTTCATTATGTTCTAAGGTTGCATTGTTTTGATTAGAACGCATTAAAAACAACTCTGAAGCCTGTTTAACAGTTTGGTCACTGAAATATATGTAATATCCGTTTCCGTCTTTGTCAGCCCTTAAAATTTGTTTGTTAGGAATTAAAGCAGCACCCATAAGAATTTTCTTTTCGGTGTCTATTTCTTTTAATTCTATTTCGTGTTTTGATAACGCTATAAAGTTTTCCTCAATAGCAGGTGAATGAACAATTGAAACCGCATGGATTCCTGTTTGTAAATCATTCTCATCAATAATTAATTCAATAATTTTCTTTGATTCCATAATTTCTATACGTTAAAATGATGCATTTTGTAACCTATTTCTCTCAAGACTTAATCCACTTGCTACGTCTCCACTTACTACATAAGCCCTTGTAGGTTGTTGTTGTATTTGTGCTAATTGATTAACCCCTGAGCTTCCTATTACGTTAAAATTTGGAGCTACAGCACCACCACCACCACCACCACCGCCCGAAGCGGGAGCGTTTGGAGCAGAACCACCGCCTAAAGTTTTTAACGCTTTTGCTGTTGCTGCAATATTTGCCGCTATTCCTATCCCTGTCGATATATTGTTTAGTGCTATAACGGGTGCTGCCGCTGCTCCACTTGTTGCAATAGCTTGTGGTGTTGCCAAAGCTCCTGCATTTGCTAATTTATTTGAAATAATCATTTTAGCTATACCTATTGCACTTTCAGCAATTACCGCAGCTTTTTGAACTCCTTTTGATTTTTCAAAAACATCTTTAATTAATTGAACCCCTTGTAAAGCTACGTCCAAACCTTGTTGTTGTATAGCCGCTTTTTGCTGCTGAACAGCCAAAGCATCAGTTATAGATTTATCAGCTGCTTTCTTTTCAATAGCTCCAATTTCTAAGGCTTTTGCAGTTTCAATAATTGCTAACTGTTCTGCGTTTCCTTTTGCTTGTTCTTTTAATTTAAAATACTTCTGCCTAACTAATTCCAAAGCGTACTCATCTTCACTCATTGTTTTTTGTAAACCAGTTTGAAAATTTGCTTCGTCTATTTCTTCAATTTGTGCTTGAAATTCATTTTCGGCTTGTATTTTTGCGTCATTTGCTTTTTTATTTGCATCATTAATTATTTTTAACCTTGCGTCTTCATATTTTTTTTCAAGTTTTTCTAATTCAGCTTTTTCTGATTCTTTTAATTTAGTGGTATTAAGTTTAAATTTTTCTGCTTCTTTATAAAGCTCCTCATATTTACGAGCAATAATTACTTTCTCCCTTTCTTGTTCAGGTAATAATGAATCTGCGTAATCCTGTTCCGTTTTTTGTATTTTATTAATTACCTCTTGTTTAGCTTTTAACCTTTCTTTTTCTGCGTCTATCTTAGCTTTTGCATTTGCTTTGGCTTCATCTGCTGCTGCTTTTCCGTCTTCTTTTTCTTGACGTAATAACATTTTTCGCTGTTTATTCAGCTTTATTCCAGTCATAGCGTTTTCCGTTTCCGCTTCATTTAAGGCAACAGTAGCATCTCTGATTTCTTGCTTCATTTTTATTTCTGCTTGACCACCTAACGCTTTTGCTTTTTTCTGTAAAATATCTAAATCAATTTTTACTGTTCTTAATTTTTCTTTAGAGCTTTCTGTTTCTGCTTTTGTTACTGATTCTAAAGCTTTTTTCTTTTCTTTTAATGACGCTGTTTCATCCGTTAATATTTCACGAGATTGCACTAAAAGTTTATCGATTTCAGATTGCCTAACAACTTGTTCTTTTTTTGCCTTATTATTTGCTTGTTGTTGTTTTTCTAAATTTCTAACAATTGAGAAAGTAGTTCCGTCAACTGCTTTTTTTAATTGGTCAAAAGAAACGGAAGCTTCTCCATTAGCTTTTTTCATAGCTTCTGAAGCACCCGCAAAATCTAAATGAATAAATTTATAAGCAGCTTCTACCGCATAAGCAAAGGAGCGAACTAAACCCATTACAGCGTCTGTTACTTGTGCACCTACTGCGCTCAATCCCTCCCAAACTGCGGCAATTTCTTTTCCTATTTTAACATTAGATTGAAAAGCTTCATATATAAATTTTAAAGCAACAACAATCGCACTAACTATTAAAACAACTGGATTTGCTAATAATAATTTTAATTGACTGCTAAGACTTGTAACGCCGCCCTCCGCTCCTTTTAAACCAGGAACTAAACCCGTTACAGCGCTTTTAATATCTCCAAAAACATTAGTTTTAGTTCCAGCTTCTGCTGTCGCTTCTCCAAGTTTAGTCGTTTCTTGTGTAACTTGTTTAATGTCAGAAGCTACCTTTGTAGCATTTGTTTTTATTTCTATTTCAACTACCTTTTTTTGTGCCATTTTGCCTTGCTTTTATATATCTTATTCCTTGTTTCCAAACTTCTTTTGCCGAGCTTTTTAGTTCGTGTTTTCCTTTGGCTATTTCTATATTTTCAGAAAAGCCTACATGGTCCGCTAACTTTAGCATATCTATTATTTCTTTTATCATGCTTCTTGTATTATGTAATAAGTAGTGGTAGTTCCGTTTACGTAAGTTGTTGTAAGTGTCCAATTTTTAGCTAAGCCCGTTGTATTTGCAGTAATTGTAATACCTGTAAATTTTGTTTCAACCTCACCGTATAGCCAAGTTATTGTCGGTGTTCCTATTGTCAACCCTGCTGGACCACTTTCAGTAACCGTAGCTGAATTATTACCCTCTCTAAAAGGAACTGCAAATATTACTACGTTTGAAGTATTGTCTATAATTTTGTAGTTTGCTAATTGAATATCCCTAAAATCGTTATATAAAGTTAACTGAGCTTCACCGCTTGTAATTTCAGTTCTTATATCGTTAATAATATATCTTTTATCCCTGATAACTAACCTATCATTTAATCCTAAGTTTGTTAAAATGCTAATTGGAAGCATAGCTTTTACCGTTGTTAGTCTTTGTTTGAGGTTATATAAATTTGATAAATAACTAAAGTAATAAGTAGCAAATAAACCATTTTGAATTGTCTGTTGTAGAATTATTGAATTGTCAGCTCCGAAATTTAAAGAGTAGTTTTCTCCGTCTTTTTCTAAGTCTTGCCCGAATAAAGTGTAATTTGTTAAGTTTATATTTATTGAACCATTATAGAATCTTATATTAACTGGCAAAGCACCCGTATTTCCGTACATATAAAGCAATGTAGGTTTAGGAATGTAACTTTGGTAGTTTGAGTTTAAGAAGTATCCTATAATCGCTTTATTTGCAGGTGAAGTTCCTTGCGATTCAGCAAATAGTAAATTCTCAAAAGGTGAATCTATTGTAAAATCTCCTCCGTCATAATTAAAAGCGTTATTCGTGTTTCCGTATTCCGAATTTGAAATAGCAAAATACTCCCTATTTGTAAACGCTTCGCTTTGTTGGTATTTAAAAGCTATATTTCTAAACAAAGGAATTTTACTAACGTCCGTACTTTCGGAATCAATGTATGGTGTTACATCAATCGTTGCGCCTTGATTATACCAATCTTCTAAAGGTAAAATCTCAAACGTGTTTTGAGCAACACCCACGCAAGTAAAATTGAATTGTCTTATTATTCCTGTAAAGAAATCCGAAACGCTGAAATCAGGTAGGTAATTTGATACATCTAAATTTGATGGTAAAGCACTTGAATAAGTTTGTATCGTTGTTACTGAATAAGGATATTGAATTGCTCCATAATTATCTTCTGTAATTTGATTTATTGTAAA